TCCTCACTCTGCCGAACCGATTCCATACCTTATCGCAAGCAGTCGCACTTCCTGAAATCGTAGACAGCGTGAACGCATCGGTCAGCTTTTGCAGTTTCCCTCCTGATGCAATCTGACAAGTATCTTTGAATATATCAAACGAAGGTGCTTTTGTTCCGAGCAGGGAACCAACAGAGGTTGCAGAATCATTCATGGATGCTAAAGGAACAGAGTATAATGTTTGTCCACAGTTATAGAGCATTTTCCCATTAAACACTTTTCCCCTGGTGTTGTAGTCCATTGCACCTGTCGGAGTGTGAACTTCAGTCAATCCCCAGGCTGTTCTAAATAATCCGCTTTGTGCATCAAATTCCATGTTCGTTGCATCAACCAGCGCATCGTCAGGAATAGCATCAGCAGAAGTCCTTAAATCAATGCCGCTATTGTACCCTTTGGATGAGAATATCTGTGAGTTGAACAGGCCAGAACTGTATGCGCTTGCCATTACGCTTTTGCACCATTAACAACACTCACTTGCTCGTTCAAGAGAGTGGTAGAGTCAGCGATCTGTTTTCCAATGCGCTCTTTGGCAAATCGTGCTGCCATCTGCGCGAGTAATTCGCAGTATGAATCCTTGAAAGGAATCTGATTCGACACATCAAGCACATGAGGTTTTGTGCCATAATACCTGACAGTAACAGGCGTTCCTGCTCCAGTAATTCTAAACACTCCTGCGCTGATGTATACATTGGGGTAACTTCCCACCAACTTTTCAAAGTTACTGAATACGCTTGAACCATTGCTGACATAGGTTTCAGTTATCATTTCAGCATCTTTGGCGCCTATCAGTTGGCGTGAAAGTTGGTCAATGGACTGATTGATATATTTAATCCATTCTGCGTCCTGCACTTCGTCTTTTGAAACATCATTGATTCTTTGACCGCAATCAGCGATAATCTCTGATACCAGCATAGTCACTACCTCCATACCCTACCAACACATCAGCAGGAGAATCTTCCACCATTTGCACAAGCAGAGTAATCGGGAGCGCAGGAAGCGGTTGCCCTAATATCTTTGCAGATGCGTATGCTATCAAGCCATCCTCCACCTCTTCAACCCAACCTGTAGTGCTTGCATCCGTCCATGCGGTTGTAGTACGCACAGCAAGGATGCTCACGCTTGCCACAGCATTAGGAATGGGGTACAAGGACAACTTGCTTGGAGAACTCATGTAGTACGCTACAGGCGTTCCTGTCTGTGCCAAGTCTGCAATATCTTCCTGCTTGATTGCAGGAATCTTTCTTCCCGCATATCTGACAACAGCAATACGCATGGGTTGATATGTCAGCGTATATTCTGCTGTGCCAATGACAGTGTTCACCGTTTCTGTTTCATACAATAAAGATGGTTTGATTTGCAGGAGTTGCTTGCGAAACTCTCTGTTTGCTTCATTCAAGGCATAGAGGACTTCGGCAGGGTTATGTTCAGTTCTGCCTGAATCGCCTATGGTATAAAATACTTTGTCAATCATTGAGGATACGCTCATGTGTTACCTCCGCTTACCAAGTGAATATTGAGGGAAGAAATGGAATGTATTCAGTTGCAAGTTTCCACAATGCAAGAAGTGTTAAGGGAATCATCCACCATTTCATATTGTTCCTTTGGTAAGGGCCGCTCTCGCAGCCCTTACCACACAAACAAGTTCAGGATCCAATCAATGTAAAATGTTGCCCATCGCCATAAGCCCATAATCACGATCAGTATTGCAATTAATACGGTGCGGGACATGCCGTAAGCACTTCCGCAACCAAGTTTTCCGGCGTAGGCACTACGTGCTGCCCTCTCTGCACTAAGTCCATGATTGCATAGCACTTTGTCCACACATCCGACCGCCATACTGCATAGGCGGTGCCTTCGGTTTTGAACGGCTTTCCGGCAGGGAGCGCGGCGTAAGATGCAGCAGAGAGGATGCCGTCATAGCCTTTCTTCCTGGCTTCGGTATCAAGCATGATCTGCACCGCCCCCGTCAGCGTAGCAATCAGCTGCGCCTGCTGTTCCTCCGTACTCTGCTGCGTCTGCGGTACCACAAAATCATTCGGCAATTCCTCTACGAATGCCGCCCCGTTGGCCTCGCCGTAGGCGATGTCCTCTGAGCTGAATCCATGACCTGTCATGCAACGTCCGTCAAGGGCGATTTGCGGGTCTGCAAGTCCTAAACCGGACGGCATGACTAAAGCTCTGTAGGTGGTGATATTCGGTGCTATTAAGCGCATGATGGTACCTCCTTTATATAGTGATTCCGCGTGATGCCATGAGCGATTTCAAGTAGGTGTAAATTCTTGCCGCATTAGCACTGGAAATACTAAATGGGAGCATTGCAGTAAAATAAACTTTTCCATTATTTATTCCCCTGTCTGCTGCTACCCTATTGCCGATAGTAAGCGGATTAGCGTTAGTTGCAATAGCATTGACAGTAGTATGGTTTGTGGTCACTTGAGTGTTATTAACCCAAGCATTAAAATTTGTGCCATCATATGTAGCTAACAAGTAATTATCTCTTGCTGGCAATACTACTAATTCTGCAAGTGGCTGGTCGGAATTACCGTTATAGCGAAGTTGCCCCGTCTGGGTACCAATAAGAAGCCCATATGCCCCCTCTTTGTTGATTAACCAAGGGAACGTACCTACCGCGCCGTAAGTTGCATAATAACAAACAGAAATTAATGTTACTCCCGTAGTATTTGAAACATTCAGTATGCCGCCAGTTGCTCCTTGTGCCCAATCAGTCCCATCAGGGAACACCAGCGCATTACTTCCCCATTGCGGGTCTGCTGTGTCTACGCCTGCGCTACTTCCTAGCGTTGCATCGTAGGTTGCGCCTGAGAGTGCGCGGTTAATTAACTTCTGGTCGCCTGATGGATGATTTGCTTGTATGTCAAGGTATGGGTCATAAATCACACTCGCTCCCATCAGCGGCGTATCGTCTTGAAAGTTTAAGCCTCGGCTTGCGAACAGGCTCTTGAGGTATGCGTAGATAGCGGTTACTTGTGCGTCTGTGACGGTGTAGGGGAGCATAGCGGAGAAGTAGAGGTTGCCGACCATGCGATAGTTGACACTAGATGACCTTCCCATAGTAATTGAATCCGCATCTGGAGCAGTCCAGCTATCATTAGGAGTAGTTATGTCTTGTGGTACGTCAGCTAAGTACACACGATAATCAGCTGCTAAGTCTGTTGTACCTACTAACATTCTCGGAATGGAGTAATCAATATTCCCTGCTGTAGATACTAATGCCCGTTTTATCGTACCGACTACGTTTGTTTGAAGCATTATTTTTCTTGCCCCAGCAGTTTGGTCAATACCCAGCGAAGCATAGGTTGTTCCCGCTGAATCTCTTGCCCCGAACAAATTTACATTGGTTGCCGTCGCATTATCCGGCGCACTAAACACGCTGATTATCGTCCGTGGCGTTTGGGTATATTTCCCACTCGCTATCGCATAGTCTGTGCCGTCAGGGAAGTTGAGGTTCATCGCGCCCCATGTAGGGTCGGCAGAGTCGGAGCCAGCGGTACTTCCCAAAGTCATGTGATTTCCATTTCCCGAAGTATCAAACAGCGTCTGTCCTGTGGTTCCTGCGGCTACTTGTAGGTACGGGTCATAAATTGCCATAGCCCCATACAACGGACTTACGCCCGGTATCACTATCCCACGGCTGAACATGAGGTCGGTGATGTACTTTTTCTTTTTGATGACTTCAGCATCCGACAGGCACTTGCCCCATTCTGCGGAGAAGGCGATGTCGCCTTGCCAGTTAGTTCCTGACAAAGATGTGCCTAAAATATGTCCTCTGCCTGTGTATGTCTGGTCTAATGCGTGTCCCATATTTGATAATGCAATATTACCGACAGGTAAAACATCCATAGACCCAAATCCTGCACTTGTTATTCTTGCAGTATACAAAACCCATGTATCTTGTAATGTCGCAATGGTCGCAGGAGGGTTCATTGTATTTCCACTATAATGGGCTTGCAGTAATGCTGGGGTGCCGTTATTTAACAGTATTCTTAAGTTATTGCGCCCATAAAGAGTTTGGTATCCTTCTGTCAGTCCCGCCTTAATCCTCGCCACTACCATCACGGTACAATCCCCCACATTGGGCGTGGCTGGCAAAGTGATGTAGTCAGTCCCATCCGGAAAACTAAGCCATTTTTGATTCCATGTGGCATCGGCAGTATCAGCACCAGAGCCAGAGCCGTTCTGTCCGTCATAGGTGTGACCGCCTGAACCGTAGCCGTAGTTTTGTAGGAGTTGGGGGAGTCCTGCGGGGGCAGAGTAGGGGGCGAGGATTTCCGACATATTAACTTGAATGTCAGTCAGCAAAATATCCCCTCTTGAATCAGAATCTACGAAATAACACCATCCTCCATCCCCCGAAACCGCGACAAAAGACACGGATATTCTTTGCGGAGATGACGACAATGTTACGTTTGATAGATATGTATTGCCTCCAGTAGCTATTCGTATCCTTCCGTTCGAAGCAGACGAAGCCAATGCTGTTACAGAGTAATATGAGCCTGTTGTTAAAGGGAATTTAGTATTTATTGAATACTGCGTTCCCAGTGGATTATACGATGCCGCATTGGGCCATATATTCCGTCCGCTTATATCCCTAAACGGGTCGATTACGAGGGCACCAGCGAGGGGGTTTTGCTCATATAACGCAGGAGAAGCAATTATAGGTAATGACATATTAACTCCTCCTATTGAACAAATCCTGTCAGCTTGACATAAAGTTTTTCAGCATCAGCAGGGGCATAAGCATTGACCGCAAGCAACGCAAGGTATACCCTGCCGTTTGCATCGGTAGTGACAATGCGCTGTTCGTTGCGCCATCTTGCCGCCATGTATGCGCCTGAACCTACATCAGGTTGGTCAGCATCAACATAGACAAATCCCGCTTGCAGATTCTTTAAGTTAGCATAGGTTGGGTTGAAAGCGCCGTGGTCTGTGCAATCAGCAATCGGGTTATTGACCGCATACAATCTTGCATCACATTGAAGTTTCGTTCCAACAGCCGCTTGATCTGACATAACTGACAAACAATTGACAATGATTTTCTTGTTTGCCCCATACGCAGATAGGTCAAAATATGGCAGGGTTGTGTTTGCACCTGTATTGATAACGTCCTTGGTACTGTATGCGCCATGCGCGGCAGGACGAACGATTTCCAAATTCACATCAAAGGGAATGTTTGATACAGGAAGTCCATGTTGCTTACTTACTCCTGTTAATCCGTCTTGGTTGCCATCATCAAAAAACATATGTTATAACCTCCTATTATTTTGAAAGGGAGGGGAGGTTGCCCTCCCCCTAATGAAACTATGCTCCGAATGTGAGAATACAGGTCGTTGCGCCGATTGCTTTACCGGCTGCAAGTCCTGGGCCTTCGACTACTGTTACTGTCAATGTTGCGGTATCATTCTGCAACCATGCAGCAGCATCGCCGGAAATCGTGACAGACAATGCGCCATCCGTCATGTATTTTGCTCCCGCCGTTGGAGAAATGCTTGCCGTTCCTGCACTTGATGTATCGCCAACAGCAAGCGTTACAGGGCCGCTATACCACTTGTGCCGTTCGCCATCTGCTGTTTCAAGAGTGACAAGCACAGTTTTAGTCCATGCAGCAGCAGTTGCCGCAGGAGCATAGGTTGCAGGAGTGACTTTCAGGACAATATCGCCGCAACAGGCTTTCAAAAATGCTTTTGTATCTGTAAGATTTCCCTCCATATCGCCCGACATTAAGCCGGTACGAAGGGATTGCATTCCCGGGGAGTACGTAACGCCGGCAAATCTTTGAATGTCAAAGTTGAACATCTGTTTACCTCCTAATTTAATGAAGGGGAGTACGTTTAGCACTCCCCTGTTTTGTGATTATCAGGTGTCTAAGGCAGCGGCTGTTAACAGCTGAATCACGCCATAGTCCTTGCTGTTATAGACGGTTTTTTCCACACCGCCCCAGAAAGCTACGCCTTGTCCAAGCACGTTGCCATAATCGGAATCCTGTTTGATCGGGAACATATTGCGTCCGATAGCATAGCAAGCTGCCTGTTTGCCGAGCAGGAGGTTGTGAGCAACGAGAGCAGACGAGGAACCCGTTGCGGTAACGGAAACACGCTTCCAAGTGTAGACCGCTACGCCGTCCCAAATACCCATAGCGCCGGAGAAAATCGGATTCTTCAGTTGGTCGCGCACCCCTGCGCTCTGCTGTGCCGCAATCCAAACGGAATCGGTGCGGAGGTCGCGTCCTGCGTTGATGGAGATGAGCATGACATACATATCTTCGCCTTCAACTTTGAACGGTTGAATGACGGGAGTGTGATTTTCAGCGCGGCGTTTCGCTTTGGAAATCAAGGCGCAAGTCAGTTTGTCGCCGGCAACAATTGCCGCTTCGGTTCCTGCGCTTGCAGCAGAGAACCATTCTCCCGTTGCGGCAGTACCCGTGGGAGATGCGGTCAATTTGGTAACAAGGGTCTTATCCTGCCAGTTCGCAAACCAAGTAACAAGAGCATCTTTAATCAAGGGCCATTGTTCGTATGCGGGCTTCTTATCATCCCATTCATACGCAGACACGGCATTTCGGACTTGGTCAATGGTTACTTTAAAGTCATAGACAGTCAGCGTATCTTCAGAACCAACAAGGGTACTGTTTCCGGTGATGCCGTTTCCGGTCAAGTCCATTGCAAGACCAAAAGTAATCGCTACACCCTTTTTATTGACGAGTTCGGTGTTCGTGTGAATCGGCTTGCTGCCATCGGATGCAGACAGTTTGTTAAACCAAGAGGCAATTTTGCCCTCTTTCTGTACTTTTGATGCCCAAAGCTGGGGAATAAGATTGGCATTGATAGTGTTCACAGTGTGAACCTCCTAAATTTTATTCAAGTAGTTTTGGATCAATTTTCTTTATCATCTCTTTTGGAATTTCATCAATCCTGCCGTCAATAATCAACTGTTCCACTTGCGCCCAACTCATTGCTGCCGTCTTTGCTCCTGACAAGCCTTGCGCTCTGGGGAGTCCTGCTGTTTTGTCCAATGCAGAATGTACGACAGGTTGCTGTTGCGTAGGCGAAGGTGCTTGACCATTCAAGGCAAGGAATTTGTTCTTATAATCTGCAAACGTATCTTCCACAAGTCTAAAGTCATCTTTGCTTCCCTGTTTAGAACCGATGCGGTTGAGTGCTTCCGTCACTTTCTTGCTTTGTTTAGCAGGAAGTTCGTCAAATTCCGCAACAGTATAGGCATAAACCTGTTGAAACAAGGGGTCTGACTGCAATTTGCCGATAAACTCCGTATTTTCCGCTTGCGTTTTCCATGACTGTCGGTTTTCTTGGTCTTTTTCCTGCACAATCGAAGTCATGGCGTTCAGATAAGTCTGATATTTCCTGTAATCTGTGAATTGCAGAGTGGAAATATCATCTTCTGCCGTCAGTCCCACGATTTCCCTTGCTTCCTTGTCTGCTGTTTCAGTTAACATGGCGAAATATTTTGCCTTTGCTTCCACAGGA